ACCCATCCTGCCGCCATAGACGCGGTTGGCGATCTTCTCGGGGTTTCGGTGATAGGGCTGCGCGGCCTCCAGCGTCGGGAACCTGCTCGGCCAGGTCTTCATCAGGCCCTCTGCGCTGTAGTTCAGGTTCTCCTCCAGCGTCTTGAAATTCGCACTTTCATGGGCGCACTGCCCGATGAACGCAGCCTGCCGCAGGGGGGTGTTGATCTCGTAACGGTGGAAAACCTCTTCTAAGGGCTCCACCCAGTCAACGCTGATCTTGAGCTTTGTGAGTGTGTTGGCGAGGCTCATCATTTGATTGCCGGCGCCTTAGACAGCATTTCCGTCTTTGCCTGGGAGCCAGCAGACGAACCAAAATAGTAGGCGATGATGCCGGTCCAAGCCGTTGACAAACTGCCGAGCATCATCAGGATGGTGGGGTTGTTGCCGTCAACCTTGCCGAACATCATCATGGCAAGAATGCCAAAGAACCCAACCGTGATGATTGCAGCAAGCGCTGGTGGCACGATAGAGCGGGTCGTAGCCTGCATCTCACGCGCCGATTTTCGGTCTTCCACTTCCAGCTTGGCAAAGTTAAGACCAAGCTCCTGCGCTTGTTTTTGAAGCTCAATTTCCGCAACCTTGACCTGAGCAATTTGCTCTGCCGTCAGCTTGTTGTTGGAGATCATGTCCTGCACTTGGTCAGGGTCAACGCCGACAGCCTTACTGATTGCTGAAACCGCCATGCCAGCCAATGGGCCACCGAGCGCCGTGGCGATCGTGGGTGCAATTTGTTTAAGCCAATCCATTACTGTTTACTCCTTGAAAGCATAGTTGCCGCAATTTGCAAAAGAATCCGGTACGAATCTACATCTGGCGGCTCTTCTTTCCAGCCCACCGTGATCTGCCCGACCAGTTTACCCGGCTCTGGCGGAACACCCACCCGGCACCCGTAGGTCATTCCCTTTTCCAAGTACCACAGGCCGATCTCGGACTGCGCCGTCTTATAGGCGCCGCAAGGTATTTCGCCAGCCATAAGCGACACGACATCACGGTTGTTAGATGCGTTAGAAGTAAACAACCCGACATCCAGTCCCTCGTGCGTCTTCTCGCGGCCCTGTTTTGTATATGCCCTGTGTAGCACCCTAGTACCGAACATGGGATTAACTTTGAAGATCGCCACGACCGCAGCGTCTGTGTTTTTGAACAGGTGCGCCGCTACGTCCTCGACTCTGTCTTCAGCAATCGCTGGCAGCTTCTGCTGCTCCTTGTACGCCCCTAACAAAAACGCCTGGTTCTGCCAGACAAAGTATCCGACGAACGCAAAGACCGCCATAAGCAGGATGGCAAACAGCTTGAACGGAGAATCCACATACCCTAAGACCTTCTCAATCAGGCTGTTGTGGTTGATCTTCTCCTCACTCATGCTAATTTGTGAACAAACCAGCCGCCCTTGCTCTGCGATTGCGTTCCTCAGTCAATTCCAAATTAGTCCCTAGCAATCCGGCCTGATAAGCGATATTTCCAATGGCTGGATAGTTTGCATCAGGCAGCACGCTTGCTGCTCTTGATACTCCTCGCCCAACCCTGCCAGCTCCGTACAGCGCTTCACCCATCAGGCGAGGAGACGAAACAGCAGCCATGCCAGCAGCAGCAGGAAGACCGCCAGTGCCAAATGCGCCAAGAACAGTCGGAACTGCCGTTGCTCGTTGCAGACCGCGAGGAGCAATTTCACTCATGGCTTGACCAGCAAGTGCTGGCATCATTTCACGCCCGCCAGCCGCCTCAAGCTCTCTAGCCAAATTGATTCGTTGGCCGTAGTTTGTCTGTACGTTGTTACGCATAAGCGACTGCAACTTACGCATTGCCGTATCAGCTGACGCTTTTTGACCCAAAGAAAGAGAACGTTCAATTTCTCGAATCAGATCACTTGCATCGCTGTACGCCTTCATGGTCTTGGCGTATTCAGGCGCTTGGTTTGTAATTTCTTTCTTGATCGAATCGTAGATGCCTCCAGCAACAGTGCGTGCTGTTCTTTGCTCGTAAGGGATGTTTTCCAAGATGCCGCCGATCTTTTGCTTCAGCGCGTCTAAACCCTCTGGCGTATGGAATTGAGCCGGATCAAGACTCTTCCAATTGCTGATTTCTGATTTAATTTCAGATACAGCATCTGCGGCTTTTTGATTTCTAACTTGTCCTTTAAAAGTTGCAATGTTCTCTGCGGTGTTGATTGCTTTATCAATGCCAGAAAAATTTAATATGCTTGTGTCAGCTTTAACCGCAGCCATATTGGCTCGATACTCGGCCTGCTTGGCAGCATTGATCGCCGCCAAGTTTTGCTTTGCAACATCAAGAACAGCTTCAGCCGGAACATTGCCTCGCAAGTTTTCTTTGAACAGCTGACCAATATCGCCACCCTCGTAGCCAGCACGCACTGCTTGTCTAGCAGCTTCAGTTCCAACACCAGTGGTCATGCCAACGGCAGGCGCAACACTTCGTCCAGCCGCTGCAACGCCTTTAGCTGTTAGCTGAAGCGGATCAACCATCTGGGCGGCTTGCGACAGTTTTGTTGCGACTGCACCTTTGGGTGCCAAAGAAGCGCCACCAGTTAGAAAAGTAGACAAGTCAGCCATCACGCCTGCGGGATCACTGGCGATTGCGCGCTTTGCACCTTCAATGCTGCCGTATCGATCTGAATAAAACTGGCCGACTTGATTGGCAACTTCTCTGGATGCCTTGTCTTCTCCGAGAAGTTTTACAAAATTCTCAGGAAGAAGGTTTTGCAATCCACCAGCGCCAATGTCCAAAATTCCTTTGACAGTTTTTACTGGGCTTGTCACAGCCTCGTACAAACCTTTTGCAAGATTGAACGTAGAAGAAGGCAAGTTCAACACAGCACCAGTTGCAACCTCACCAGCGGTCAATGGTGCTGGTTCCTGTGATGCTCTAGGGGCCACAGAAGGCATCGCCGCTGGCACTGGTGCTTGTGCTTGAGGTTGTGCAGCAGATGGGGTCAATCCAGCCTGACGCTCAAAAGCATCAATCTCGGCATCTGAATATCCTGCTTTTCTCGCCGCTTCCCGATCTATGGTGGACATAATTTATTTCCCTTCTTATCTAGGAGCGGCAGCAGGAGCAGCAGGCACGACAAAACTCTCTAGGCCAGGACGGATACCCATTGGTTTTAGAGCGTTCAATCCAGCCTTGCTAAAGCCTTGCACCCTTAAGACATTGTCAAGTTTGTTGTATGCGTTCACCGCAAGTTCAGCCTGGCGCTTTAAGTTTGTAGCGGCCTGTTGCGGACTCATTCCTTTTGTGACCATTGCCTTTTCAAACTCAGCCTTTTCGGGAGCAGTCAAAGCAGCGCCGAACAATTCATTCCTGACCTTGTTGATGTTCTCTTGATAACCCTGCCACCATTGAAACAACTCAACGCTCTTAGGATCTTTTGATTTCCCAGCAATCAAAAGTGCGGCATCCCCAACGCGATCAGTTGCAAACCCTGCAAATTCAGGCTTGAAGGACTCATAAATCCCAACAAGTTTGTCAGCAGATTGCGATTTTTCTGCCAACTTTGTGGATTCATTGATGCCAATTGGCTTGCCGTCTGCCGCCGCCTCTTCCTTGCGTTGTGCATCTGCAATGTTTAGTTTAACCAATTCTTGGCTAAGTTGACGAGTTGCGGCAGCACCGGCGGCAGTTGTTTCTCTTGCAGTTCTATCTTTTTCCCGCTCAGTAGCTGTATTGTTCAATTGCGTCAAAGTCTGCATCAACTTATCCTGATCTTCAGGATCAATTGTCGTAAACCGCTTGGCTATTTGTTGAGCGTATGGAACAACAGAAGGATGAATTGCGTTTGATGCAATCAATGTCTGAATGGCGTTTTCAGATGTTGCTTGCACTTCCGGCTGGCCAGTAATAGGAATAATCTTCCACCCAGTGTCAGTTCTTTCAAGAAGTTTTTCGCCTTTTTTAACTTCTCGAACTTCTGGAGCAAATTTCTTAAGTACTTCTCTTCCAGCCAATGTCTGTGAAAGTTGTTGAGCAACTTGTTTGTTTTGAGTTCCATCGGGCAAGAACAAATTCTTCGCCAGATTTTGAACCTGTTGAGCCTCAATAATTGATTGGCCTTCAGCCAGAGCTTTCAACTGGGCCACGCCAGCTGGGCCACGAGCCGCTAGTTCAGCCGCAACACGGCTAACATCAAAAGAAGCAGGAGTAATAGTTTCTCCCGTATTTTCTGCACCAATACCTGGCAATATTTCTTGAGGCACAAACGCTCTTTGTGCAATCGCCTGAGCTTCCTGCTGTTGCAACAGAGCAGCCGCTTCCCTCTGACGTTTTGCTGCCGCATCTGCGCGAACAAGTGCCTCGTCTGAGCGAACAAGTGCTTGCTGCCGAGCTTTTTCTCGCTCCATTGCCAACATCATCGCACCCTGGCCATCACCAGCTTGGCGCATCATCTCAATGCCACGGTCAAAAGTGGTTAGGTCATTGGGGTCTAGCTGACCTGCAATCTGCTGCCGTGCAGTAATCCGCGCCAGTTCAGGGTCTTCCCCACCCAGCGCACGCCCAAGAGCGCCGCCGAGCTGACCAGCCCCACGGTAGATGCCGTAGGTGGCCTGCGCCATAGGATCAAGCTGTGCAAACTGGAGCGCTTGCTTATCCAACAGCGCCGCTTGCTGACGCTGATAAGCCTCGGGCGTTACGCCGAAAAGTGATTGGACGATGTCGGTTGCCATGTTCTAGTCCTTAAAGGAATTGCCCGAGGTCTTGTTCACCAAAACCGTATCCGGTGCCAAACCCGCCATATCCATACCCACCGGCATTGGCGCTAGGCGTACCACCAAACATCCTACCCAGCCCTTGTGCAAGCATAGGATTCTGCCCGAACCCTTGCAGCGCAGAGGCAAACGGGTTGTAGGCATCTGCCGAGGCTTGCGAGCGAGCCGCGCCTGTAAGTCCTGTTAACTGTGCTTGCGCCGCAGCAGGACTCATTCCCTTAGCGCCAATGTTGATGCCAACATTCAGCGGCTGTTGAGCCAAGTCTTCCAGAGTCGTTGCGCCACCCAGGTAAGCCTGATACGGAGCCAGAGCGCCGACTTGACCGCGACCGTACAGGTCGTACAGTTGAGCACCCGTACCAAACAGGCCAGTGCCAAACGCCAATTGGCGCTGACCGGCTTCCTGTGCGGAAGCGGCCAGTTGTGCGTCCTGCTGGGCCAGAGCGTTGTAGTACGCCTCCAGTTCAGGATTGGCAGCACTAAGACCCATACCGCCACCAGGACGCAGCCCGGTGCCGCCAACAGCCAGACCACCTCGACCTGACTGATACAGTTGATTCTGAAGGCCCGCGTATTGCCGTTCACGGCTGGGGGCCAGTAAAGCCTGTTGGCTCGCCATGTACTTGGCGGCAACCTGTTCTGGCGTTTCAGCCAGATACTGCTCGCCAAGGCCAAACAACCGAGGCGCTGCTGCTGCCAAAGGAGCAAACTGCTGCGGCCCCATCTCAGCCTGAGTTAGCCCCTGGCCTGCCAGTCCCAACAAACGCTGCTGATAGGCTTGAAACTCAGGGGCTAGCTGGTAGCTCGCGCCCGAGACGCGCCCTTCTGGGCCGTAGTCAAACTGCGACTGACCGAAGCGCGTTGTGATGCCTACCGGGCGAAAGCGTGCTTCCTCGGCAGAGATTCGTGCGGCGTCGCGCATTGCGGCGGCTTGTGCTTCTGCGGCTCGGCGGGCAGAACTGCCGCCCATCAAACCACCAAGCAAAGAACTCCCGCCGATAATTGCTGCTGCGGTTATAGGCATATCAAACTCCGATCAAAACTTTGTCGACCTTGGACGCATCCTTCTCGTCCGTGGCATGGATACAAAACCAAACACAATCCGTTAACGCCTTGACGCCGTGCGTCACACCGGCCTTGATCTCAATGCAAGCAGGCGCTTCAACAATCTCAACAACCTCACCCTTCATCACCGCCACCTTGCCCTTAGCCAAAATCGACAGATGGCTAAAGTCGTGCATATGCTTCAAGATGGCAACGCCAGCAGGAAAGACTGCCTGCTTCGCGTACAGACCATCGCTAAAGTGGTGGGTGATCACGCAGTCCTCTTCCACATATAAACAGTAATGTACGGCTGGTAGTTGGCGTTGGTGCCGGACGAGCCTGCGCTATCAGTCGTAATCGTATGCTGGTGAGTAGGAATAGACAAAGTTGCAAGCCCTTGGGAACCAGTACCCCCCGCCCCTTGCGAACGATTGCCGTAAGACTCAGAAAGCGAAATTACGCCGCTGGCTGCGGTAAAGTTACCAAAATCACTCAAGAATCCTGAGTTTAGTGTGCCGGAAGCAGCGCCAGCGGATGCGGTAGTGCCTGTGTGCGTGTGGCTAACCGTGATCGCATCCGCGCTACCGCCAGTTTCTTCAGCCGTATCGAACAACGCATTAGCAGCATTAAATCCAACCGGCACGCGCCCTGCGCCAAATGCCGACCAAGTTCCAAAGCCAAGCAGCGTGCCGGGATTGGTGCTGTTGGTGGCATTGATGTAGATGGAGCCAACCGGATGCAACGCTGCCATAGCGGCTTGCACAAATGCCGTGGTGGCTAGGCTTGTATCGTTGTCGCCAAAGGATTGCGTGACGCCAACAGCCCCGGAGGGAAGCGTAACGGTGCCTGTAAAAGTAGGCGAAGCCAGATCAGCCTTTGTCGCCACCGCAATAGCGATATTGGCAAACTCGGTGTTGATCTCCGTGCCCTTGACGATCTTTAGCGGATCGCCAGATGACAGGTTATCCTTGGTCGCAAAGTTTGTGCTTTGAACGTAATCTGCCACTTCAATCTCCTTGTTTCAGGTACGCAATCATTACGATAGTTTCCCTTCTTTAGCCTGGATTTCGATCTTCTGGATCGACATAGATGCGCCGTTGATGTCGCTCTCGTAACCTGTTTGCACCACTTTGCCGCTGCCACTAGCTGAAGTTTGCAACTGTTGCAACGCTACACCATCAGAATATTGGGCGACAGGCACACCGTTAGCGCCATATTCGGCAATGCCGTACTCAGATTCGTTTTGAGTCGGGATCAACATATTGGCCGACAAGTAGTTTGTCGAAAAATCAAATCCCCACTTTGCTGTGACGTACTGGTTAGACCCGCCGATGACGATCACCTTCAGGCGCTTCAAAATTGAGGTGACGTTCTGATCGCCCAGGTCAGCGTGGTTCGTGTAGTACTGCATCCGGTAGGAGGATGTGTGGTCTTTATACGTCCCGTATTTGCCGATGTAGCCCAACTTGCCGAGCAGCAGATCGCCGTTGCGTCGTGACAGTAGCGCAGTGGGTTCAATGGAGTCCCAAACAGTTACCCTGAATGCGCCATCTTGCAACGACACGCGAGTGTCAAAGCAGTAGACCTCTTTGACGATCGGCAACGTCAAAAGATAGAAGGCTTCTTTTTCAGAATAAACAGACTTGATGTTGGCAAGCGTCTCGCCGCTCACGATGTTCATCAAATCGTTTCGCACGTTTTTCGACAAGTCACCCAGCGGCGCTGACTTCTCGATAATCGTCCGCGCAAACGAGCGCAGGCCCGAGTTGGACAGGAACAGCACATCCTTGCCGGTGTTCTGAATCGAATCACGGGCAATGCAGCCAATGCCGCCCACGGTGTCGTACAGCGTGATCGACGAAGGCGTCGTAGCGCCCGAATACACCAGAATCTGGCGTGATCCAAAAATGATCAGGAAGTTGTTGTGCGCGGCCAATCCCGAAATGTTGTCAGCGCCGTTGGGCCACACTCGGTTAATGTCCAACGTGCCAGACGTTCCACCAGTCCAAACATGGCCTGCCAAAATGTCAGAAAACGATACCGTCGTGTTGTCCGTTGCTGTATCAGCAACCCACAAACGTCCGTAAGCCGAGATGACGATATTGCCCGACGGCACCGTGCCAGCGTAACCCACCTTCTCGCTCACGCGGCGATAGGTCGTGGTGCTCACTGCGGGGTCAAAGATCAGCGGATCATGGCCGGACTGAAAGAAGTAAGTGATGCCATTGAGCGAAGCACAAGACCAGTTGCTTGCGGTGATCGTCGGGGTCGTACCCCCTCCCCCGTAGGTCAATTCGGAAA